AATAATAAAATAGTAGAAATGAAACATCTAATAGTATTCTCAACACTTATGATTTTATGTTCGTTGTTCATTGGGCATATATCAATCAGCGTTAAGCCGTTTAGTATATCATTACCCTATTGGCATCGCTCAATTGGTTTAGTTTTGATTGTGGTGGGATTTCTCTTCTTTAATGTTGGAGAGTATACAAAAGGTTATGCTGATGGATTGAAAAAAGGTTGCGAAATGACAACTAGTGCATTTAAACAAATGCTAGCTGATATAAAAAAACAAGAAAATTAATCAGATATCTTGTAGGAGGGGCGGTGGATTAAATATTTACCGCCTTTTTTTATTCGCTTCAACAGGATTCTGGAAGGATCACAGTTCATTTTCTATATCTTTGAGAAAGTCCGAGAGTGTAATATTGAAATAACGGCAAATGGTTAAAAGTGTAGTTAGTTTTATATTTTCTTTTCCTTGCTCGATCCGGCCAATTGATACGTTTGTGTTGAAATAGAGTTCACGCTGACTCACATTGTTCTGATCGCGCAACTCTTTGATGCGTTGCACAATACGTCCGATTAATATTTTATCTTTTTCTGTCAGCATATTGTACAACAAATAACGCGACCTTATTTTATGTTAATGCTATCGTGTTCGTTAGC